ATTCTCTCGATAAATTCAAAAAAAAAACAAGTGCACCATTTACCACATTCATTGGCGTTTGCTTCATAACGTCTGAATGCTCCTTGATGCCTGTATAAGGCATAATACTATAATTTCCAAACGCATCTGTATTGCTTATAGGCCTAAATAAGACACTAATAAGTAAATGCAAATTATCTATTTCAACTCCGAAGTTTGACAAGGCTCTATACTCATCAAACGTCATATCGTTTAAGTTTGGGATAAATCCGAACTCCAGACCATTCATTTCAAAGCGTTGCACAAAGTCAGAATCTTGACCAATAGCAACCTTGACCATTTCAATAATCTCAAGGTAATCTTTAGCATTAATCTTTGAAGAATCGTGGTAGGATATACCACAGAATATCTCAACTAAACGCTTGTTAAAATTAAGTTCATCAATATCTTTGCGCTCGCTCAACTTGTGGTAACGTTGATATTGCTCTAATGTGATATCTGAAATATTTTCTGGTACTCTAATCTTCATAATTTATAAACTATTTTTGTTTTGTTTTGTTAACGTATTTCAATAGCACAACTTGTTTATACTTGTTTATACTTGTTTAACGTATTTCAATTGCACCACCACCAGACAAATGATAATAAACATTATATCTAATAGCATCAATGATGTGGTTATAACTATCAACGTATAGCTTGCTACCTTTATCAGCGTAAATATAGTTATTAAATTCTTTTACTATGTTCGTACTGTTTTCATCGACTATAATTTCATAATCTTGCAATATAGCAATCCCAGCACTTATGCTTCCAGCACCTTTTCGAGTAGCTACTATCTTACACCCTTTGCTTGACAATTCTGCTATTAATCGTGGCTCTGCACTATCAGCAATAATAAGTTTATTGCCTGCGTTCTTTATGTTTATAGCAGCTATTTCAGAAGTGGTTAATTTAGGCTTGTAAAGATGTTCTTTAACGTAGATTTGTTTTTTCTTTTTATCAATAGCAACTTCTACCAATGTAGTTGGGTCGATGCTAAACCCGAAATCTTGACCGAATGATGTTTGTAGATTGTTAGGGTTAAACTTACCATACTTCCAATTAGTAATAACAACTCCCTCTGCTTTGTCAAGCCATCCACCTAATATAACGTGCTTATATTTTTGTGGATTTGACTGTTTAATGTAAGATATTTCGTTTAAGAAACTTTCATCTAAATTATCAGCGTTATCCTCGTAAGTTGTATGTATGTATGTGACGTTATCTTTGATACCATTAAAGCCATCTGGAACACCTGCACGCTCAAAGAAACGTTTGTATATCCAATGCTCTTTGGTGGCTGGATTAAGTATTAAGATTACTCTATTCTGAACGCCCTTTTGCCTAATAGATAGGTTGATTTTATCAAATACAGATTCATCAGTAAGTTCTTCCGCTTCATCTAACACCCAGCAGCTAACACCTTGTAATGATTTAAGGTTTGCAGTCTGGTCGCCACTTGAAGTCTTAATACCTTTGAATATAATTTCAGAACCCGAAATCTCATTAACGATAACATCCCTGTTTATATTAAAGCAATCGTTAAGTTTAAGTAAGTCTATTTTCTCTTGAAATTCTGGTATAATGGATAGGTGCGCAGATGTCATTGTTTGACGTGTGAATAGGACTTTCTGCCCTTTGTCAAATGATAATAGATTAATGAAGCGACCAACCTCGAATGACTTACCAGAACCTCGACCACCTGTTATAACGAAAAACCTTGTTGGATTTCCTAACCTATCCCATTTCCTCGTGTGTTTCTCCAGCATAAAGTTTTGTAATATCGAACGAATTGAAGTCGTGCGTAGTTTTTTGCTCTACTATCTGTTTTGGTTTACCGTACATGTACTCAAAGAATAGTTTAACCGCCCAACTTTCTTGTTCTTCAATAGCATTCTTTAAAGCTGCATAAGCCTTTGATTCTAAAGGAGATAATTTTTCTATTAATTTTTGTTCATCTGCTTTAGGTTTGCGCCCTGCATTCTTATTACCTCCGTTATTACGTCTCTTATCGTTTGCTGCCATAATCATATAAAATTATTAATGAATCTACTCACAAGCTTCATATACCTTATCTAAACGCTCTATAATATTAAGCATTGTTCTAACTGTTCCGCTGCAATTAAAGCACTCTGGATGCCATTTCTGCCTACTAAATACATCAGCATACAAATCACATAAATAGATAACATCTGGATGCTCAATTTTAAGCGTTCTACGTTCGTTAAATGCCTTGTAGCTTACCTTTTCATCTTCTGTAAACTCACGAGCCTTAAAGCGTACAGGAAATATCTTGTTCAGCCTTTCAACTCGTTCCTTACAGTTGCAATCTTTAGGTGCTAACTTATCAAGTCCTGTCTTTTCAGTAAACGTTTCAATAGCAGTACCAAGACCACCTTGCTTTATTGTTACTTTCTTTTTTCTAGCTTTTGCCATACTTTATCTTTTGCTTTTTTTACTTGCAAATATGAATAACCGTAATTAATATTATAGATACTTTCAATTTCCCTGTAACTCCTATCATAAACTTCTGCAAGTAGTTCTTTCTGTGTCCACGTTAGATTTTCTATTTCATCTAAAATAGCTTGTTCTTTATCGTTAGGTTCAAAGTCATTACTTTTATCTTCAATGTAATGGAAGCTATTAATTGATGCATTAGTTTTTTCTTTAAGCATGTTTAAATATACGCTTTTAAGAACTAAAGCAACATAGTAATCATTTACTTCATCTTTGGGGTTACGATGGAATCTCAAGTACATTTCTTGAACTATCTCATCTGCTAAAAAGTTATTTTTACAGATATTAAAAGCTATATTTCTCCAAAGTTTGTCCTTTTTAGACAATTCCTGTAACATTGAAAATGTTTAAATTTTCGTAAATATAGTAAAATAATTTTAATTAACAAATAAATCTATTAATAGTTTATAAAATATGGTCATACAACTATACATAAACAACGAAAAGCTATCGATTTTCAAAGACGAAAATATAAGCGTTAAAAGTTCCATCACTGATTCAAGCGATATATCAAAGAACATGGGCGATTACTCAAAGTCGTTTACCGTTCCTGCTGATGATAATAACAACAGGATATTTAAGCACTATTACAACGCAACTATTGATAATACGTTTGATGCAAGGGTAAAGGTATCGGGTAGAATTGATTTAGATGGCATACCATTTAAGAGTGGCAAATGGCGACTATCTAAAGTAAGTGTTAAAAAGGGAATGCCTGCAAATTATACTATTAACTTCTTTGGGAATTTGGTATCGCTTAAAGATACGTATAAAAAAGACGAGTTAAAGAATTTAGACTTGACTGCTTTAAATCATTCATACGATAGTGATACAGTTAAATTAGGCTTGACAAATGAGTTGTTTGATGGTAAGATAGTTTATAATTTGTTAGTTAAAAAACAGTACTATTATAATTCACAAGCAAGCGACCATACCAACACACCTACTTTGGCAAATATAGCTTACCACTCGGGGCATGGTGGCGGTCAACATCATGGTGTAATCTGGAACGATTTGTACCCATCTATACAGTTAATTGAGATAATTAAAGCAATTGAGAATGACTACGGAATTACGTTTAGTCGTGATTTCTTTGGCAGGTCTGAATTTCTTAATTTGTACATGTGGTTAAACAAAGACAAAGAAACGCAAGCAGGAGGTGGAACGCAGCAAATTGATTGGGATGGTGGAGATAATGATAATGTCAATTTCACAACAAACATAGCATCATTTACTTCACAGTTAGAATTTGCGCCAACTCTATATTGGGTTATTAATTTAACGATAACACCAGAAGCAGGATATACAGGAATTGACTATCAGTTGCAGGTTTTAAATAATGGGGAGGAAGTTGCGTTAGGAGATAGGCGAGGGGTTGGTACGTATGAAAAGTCCATAGTTCATGAAACGGAAACAACTCAAAATTTAACATTTAATATCATATCATCGCAGGAGTTTAGATATACGGCTAAATTAGACCAAGTGAAATTTGTATCTAGTTTGCCAATAGATAGCTTCACGACAACAGCAAGCGCAGAAACAATAAGCAGTAATGCTATAATAAGTGAGTTGTTTCCAAAGATTACTATTGTTGATTTTTTACGTGGTTTGTTCTCAATGTTCAAGCTGGTAATAATACCAATAAATGAAAGTGAGGTTTACGTAAACACGATTAAAGACTATTACGCTAACGGTTCTTTGATTGATGTAACAAGGTATATCAACTTTGAAAGCTATGATGTTGAACGGGGAAACATTTTTAACGAAATTAACTTTAAATTTTCAGAGCCAGAAACGATTTTAAACAAACAATTTGAAGAAAACACATCTTTGCCTTATGGCGATGAAGAATTACAACTTGCTGATGCTGATGGCGAGCCTTTGGATGGCGAGAAATTAGATGTGAAACTACCATTCGAACAGGTTGTTTATGAAAGGTTAACGGATATAGAAGATAACGAGCAAACCAATGTCATGTATGGTGCTATAATTAACGAAGATTTAGAACCAACTGCGTTAAAGCCACACATATTTTACAATATTAAGCAAAGTATCGGCAGTAAAACTTTAGGGTTTTTGAATGACAATAATACAACAAGTCAATTAAATAGTAATATCAATACACCATCGCACACGATTAACTTTACGGATAGACTTCACAGTTGTATATTTTCGTCAGAGTATTCAAATTGGGATGGGAATTTAATTAATAACACGTTGTATAGTGATTATTATAAAGACTATGTTTTAAGCATCTTTAATATCAAACGTCGTAATTTCAAATATAAAGCAGTTTTTCCTTTAAACATTTTAAGTTCGTTGCAATTAAATGACGTTCTGAAAATCAAAGAAGAATACTTTAGGATTGACAATTACAGTTTAAATTTGTTAACAGGAGAATCTGATTTAGAATTGATTAATAGTTTTGAAAATGATTTAACAGGCTTACAAGTTCGCAATACTATTTATTACGTAGATTTCCAATCGCAAAGAGTATCTGTGTATATTGCAAATGCTGGCTTGTTTGATGTTAAGATAGAAGATAGTGGTACAGGTTGGATTTTAACAGAGGTTGAAGATGATATAGTTTATTTAAAAATTTCAGAAAACACAGGCGATTACATTCGCAGGGGTGCTATAACAATAACACAAGGCGACAAAGATGTTGAGGTCGTTGTAATTCAAAATGGGATATTATGATAAAGAATGTTTTAGATGCTTTAATATTAAACGACTATTACGGAGCAGGAGAATGCACTGAAATAGCGAAAGGCAAAAATGAAATTGTTACAAATTTTATAGGTTTTAAAAGAAAAATAAAAAGAGCATGGTTGAGAAAGTAATTAAAATAAAAGTAGATTCTAGTCAAGCAGAAGCTAATTTAAAGAAAATAAAAAGTGAAACTAAAGATGTAGACCAAGCAACTAGCAAGTTGACTGGAACGCTAGACAATCTAACTGGAGGTGCAGTTACAAAATTAAAAGGTTTTGCCGGTGGTTTAAAAGGTGTTAGTTTAGGCTTTAAG